ACAGGAAGTGCGTGCGATCAGGGCTTTCCTCTACTGACAGGACAGGATTGCCGAACGCCACCCAGTCATGATCCGCTTCATTGGTCGAGCGCACAAAGTTGGCGCGGCGATCATAGACCAGCCGGCGAAAATGGTTCGTTGCATACTCAAGCCAGCGTGCGTTGGCCGGGTCTTCGTCGACCTCATCGAGGCCAGTCTTGACCGCAAACCATTCACCTTGACGCAGCAGCGCCCCAATGGTGTTGCCGAGCGTTTCCCGCGCCTGTACCTGATACGAATCCATCAGATCCATTGAGAAGTCATCGCCCAGCGTGAAGGACTGGGTGAAGTCCGCGCGCATGGGATAGATGTACTCGGCAACCTCCTGATTCAGCGAATCCCATTGAGCCTTTTTCGCGAAGAGCTTATCGCCAATGCTCACTAGCTCTTTCGCACGTGTATCCATAAACCGACCTACCCGAAATTGAGGCGGGCGAACTCGCCAGCGGTTTGTTTGGCTACGGCATCGTAGGCCCGCGCCGCTTCTTCGGCGGTGTCAAAGCGGCCAATGCGATAGATGCGGCTCTCATTGACTAACTGCGCACGATAGCGGCCAGTCTTCTTGCAGAAGGACACGCCCTTGTAGCCAGTCTTGTTGTTGCTTTGCGCCGACCGATTGGCCTGATTTTCGGCCATGGTGCAGAGCCTCAGATTAGCTCTGGTGTTGTTCAGCTTGTCACCGTCGATATGATCGACATACGTTCCCTTAGGAGCGCCAATGAGGAAGCGATGCATGAAGATTGCCGTCCCGCTTGGCCTCTTGTCTGATTCAATCGCTGTCCTTGCATATCCGTGGACAGTCACGCTCCAGTTGCGATGCTCAACCAGCCAAACATCGGTCGCATCGATCACGGCTTCCTTGCCTTTGCCGAGCGGCACATACGCAAGATTGCCCTCAATTCGGGGCTCTCTGACTTTGCGGGCAATGCGGACTGGTGATATAGGTTCCTGAGCCATTTCGACCTCCTAACAGGTTGGCGTGGTTAGAGCCGAGGCGGTGTTACCAGCACCAAATCGGCTCGCTTTTTATAGCAGATTCAGCCGGTTAACTCAGCCGGCCTGCCCGAGCAGTGAGTTGGAATAGCTCGTCGTGCCGGCATTGCCGCCGTTCTGCCGAGACAGCATTGTCGATGCCCTGCCAGAGCGCGCTGCGACCTGCTGGCGCTGACGAAGATCAGCCGCTTTGGCCGCTGCATCATCCGGCACAGGCATGGGAGTTGGTGCTTCAGGCTTTGGTGCCTTACCGCCGAAAAGTGCGCCCATGTCAGGCTCTCCGTTTCTTCATGTTGGAATATCCGACGTTCACCACAGGTGTGCGCCGGCCGATGCCGTTTGCATCCTGTCTTGCTTGCCGAATAATCGCCGGGAACAGTTCGGTTATGGCCCAGACCATCCAATCAACGCGGTTGGGCGACTTGGACCCGGTGTACCCGGCCGTTGTCATGGCCGTCATTTCGTCTTCGAGGTCTTGGAACCTACCGACTAGGAAGACCTTCCGCTGCTCAAACAGCGCTGCGACGGGCTCAGCTCGAATGTGTTTCCCGCGACTTGCCGTAACTTCCTTGTAGGGAACGCCAGGCTTTGCGGTCTGAATGACGTGGCGCACCATCGCGCCGCCGAAATTGGCCTCTCCGACAATGCAATCAGCGTCGTGCCGATCGTAGGCGCTTGTGGCCACAGTTCCCCATTCCTTGGGACTGCCGCGCATCGTTAAGTCTTCAAGGATATAGGCGTTGCCATCCACCCCGAGTGCTGCAACACCAATCCCGATTTCGTCCGCCGCCGTATCTTCGATGTCATCCGCGCCGGAAGGATCTACAGACACGATGATGCGCGTGAAGCTTGGCAGTTTGCTGCCATCAATGATGCGCTGCTGATCAAGTAGCTCTGGCGTCCACAGCGCCGCCTCACCGGCGTCACCCCATTCTCCGAGATAGAAGCGGCGCCGCTGCCTATCGGGGAGATTGTCCAGGCTTTCGAGATAGGCCGGGTCAAGATTTTCCCGGTTGTCCTCCGGGTTCATCTGCATGGTTGCGTAATCGTCCGGCTTAGCTAGTGGCCGGCGGGAATCTGGATCTTTCTTCTCTGCGAAGAGGCGGTAAAGCCAGTGCGTTTTGGGTGGCGGATTGGCGTCGTAATATGCCTTCTGCCGCAACACTCCGCCAGTTGTCTGGGCAAGGCGCGTGATAGCGATGCCGTGCGATCCCCATGGAATCTGTGAACTTTCATTGAAGTACACTGTGGCGTACTCGTTACCGAGCACCTTTTCCACTCGCTCCTTGTCGTCCAGGCCGCCGAACCAGATTTCCGATCCATTCGGAAGTTGCAGGAAGCCATCCTGCTTGTTGGGCGTTGATTTCTCCCGGATGCCGGGGAAACACTCGTCCAGCACATAGTTGAGCGTGCCAGTCGGGCCGGTGATCGATTTCAGCGAGTTTGCCCGGAACCTGAAGATGGCGTGCCTGCTTTTGGGCGCTGCCAGCGCTCTGGCCAGCAATGCTTCAATCAGGATAACCGTCTTGCCAGATCGCGACCCGCCTCTCAGTAGGATGTGCCGGGCATCAGAGCCGAGCAATTGAAGGGCCGCCTCCTGCTTCCTGGTGTGCTTGAACGGCACTACAGGACGCCCTTTAGCAGCCCATCGAAATGGATATGGATGTCGCCCGGTGCGTTGTCCTGCTTGTCTCGCCACTCACCAGGCCGACGATTCTTCAGCCAGAAGATTGCTGCCGTAGTGTCTGGCGCGACATGCTCACGAACAGGGGCGCGGATGACATCGCCCTGATGCTGGAATATCTTCTCGCTTTCGAACGTGTAGCCGACCGCCTTATGGTAGAGGCTGCTCACTACGCGCTCGTCTGCTTTCTCCTTGCCGGCGTTTAGGGCCTGACAAAATTCCTCATGAGCATGCTTCCAGCGATAAACCGTGCGCACATCTACGCCGAAGAAGTCGGCCACCTCGATATCTGTAGCCCCGAGTGAGGCAAGCTTTTCTGCCTGCCCCACATAGGCCGGGTCAAAGTCGGTAGGCCTTCCTGCGGTCAAAGCTTGCCTCCAAGCTGTCCCGTTACGCGTTCTGGAGCGTGGACGAGATGACGCGCGTGCCGTTCGGCAGATAGAGGCCGAGGAACGCTGCTTCCGTGCCTGTATCCGTCCAGGTGAGCGCGATGACACCCGAAGTGGTCGAGATGGCCTTGAACACCTTCTTGGCGATGATGGTCAGAAGCTTCCCCGAGGCGCCGATTGCAATGCCGGTCGAACCACCGGTGGCAACGAAGTCGGTGCCGCCAGAGTTGAGCAGCATCACGATATCGACGGTTTCGGCGTAGTCGATTGCGTTGCCGTGAACGTCCTTCAGCGTGATGGTGATCGCGCGTTGATCCGCGCCGGGTGTGCCTTCAGCGGAAACGGTGATCGACGCATCGACGCACTTGGGTGTGATGTCGAGAATGGTAGTCGGAGTCTGCGATGCGACCTGGCCATAGGCGCCGAGGCCGATGCGCTTGCCCATGATGGATTTGAAGAGGGAACGGGGCTGAGTGGTCATTGTCGATTGTCCTTTGCTGTGACCATGAAAAAGCCCGCACGAAGCGGGCGGCTAACACTGCTCTAAGGCAGGATCTTCAGGATTTCAGATCGCCAGGAACGACGGCCCATTCGATCGTTGAGCCATTCGCCGTGATGTTGAGCCGGATAGTGGACATGGCCGGCTCATCCCAGACATTGGCATAGTCTGCCGTGATGCCGGTGGCGACTTTGATCCAGGCGCCGGAAGGCATCTTCTTTTCGATGTCCACCGAGCCCGTAGAGGCGAAGTCAATGTCGATGTTGAATTTGTAGTTCGGGCCGACAGCTGTCTGCGCGCCGGTTCCGCTTGCGGTTCCTGTGGCCATGTCTGGCTCCTACGTCGTCATTGCCTGCATTTGCGCAGCCGTGAATGTCAGATTGGCGCCCATGGCGAAGCGTTCGGTCCAGCCGCAGAGCGGCAGCGTCGCAGCGCCATTGTTCGAAAGCACGAAGTGGGTTGCGGAAGGCGAAAGAGAACCGCCTGTGCGTGTATAGACGGTGCCGCCGTTGACGCAGAGCGCCATGTTCCCGGCACCGTCAAGCCAAGCGACTACTTTGTTTGTGTTCTCGCCCGTACGCCATTCGCCGCCGGTCGAGTTGAGGTTGACATTGGCGGCAAAGGTGACGTTATTCCCAGCGATGAGCTGGCAGTTCGTTACGCCGTCCGAAACCCACAGACCACCAGCATTAGGAACGTAGTTATACCCCTGCCAATAAACCGCGTAGGCCCCCTTGATGATCGGGGACAACGGACCGGCGTCGGTGTTGAGCGCCCATGGCGTCTCGTGGAAAAGCGAACCGAAGGCGCTGCTAGTGATCGTAACATAATGGTTGTAGCTAATGTCGAGCCCACCAACCTGGCCATGCGCGTTGGCGAAATCGACATCAATCACGTCGCCTGAAGTCGCGATGTTGATGGCGAATGTTGGGTTGGTAACAAGCGCCGCCGAGATAAACGGCTTGTAGGTCGATGTGAGCGACGAGGTGATATCGGTAATGGCGACACCATCAATTGAGATTGTCACCTGCCCGGAGCCAGAAACGCGCTTGACCAGCGGCTCGAACACGCGCTGCGATGAGGCCACGGTAACCGCCTGCGTAGCCGACGCATTGGCACCGATTGCCGTCAGCCTTGAAGCAGCGTTCGCGGTCCCCTCAGCACCGGGAGCTGTCTTCGACACGGACATGGACGCGTTCTTAGACCAAGCAGCGTTCGTAAGATCACGGTTCCACTGGCCGACCATGCCCGTATTGGCAAATGACGGCGTGCCCTTGTTCGAGCGCCGCATGCCGGCCGCTGCCGTTGATACTAACGAGCCGTCCGCCTGCGGGATGAAAGCTGCCTGCGACACGCCACTGTCGCGAAAGAACCGGCCATCGTTGTTGTTGTTGCCGTAGGGCTGAATGCCGCCCTTGGCTGTACCCGCAACGAAGTTGATGTCGTAGGGGAAGTCGGCAATCGTGCCGGTTAACCCAAAGGGCCCGGTCGTGGGCCCGTACAGCGGACTCCTGAGCGGCGAACGGATTGGCGAGCGGACGATCGTCACTTAGACTTGTTCCGTAGCTTGTTGAGGATCGCGCCAGCCACGCGCTTACCGGCCTCAGGCGAGCCGTACTTCTTTCCGGCTTTCTCCGCGATTTTGGAGAAATTTTTCCCTTTGACCCCCAGATCGCGACCTTTGGCTGCTGCCTTGGGACTATATGTTTTCCGCTTCGGCATTGGCCCTCTCCAGATAGGAGATCATCGATTGCAGGATCGGTATGGAGTCGTCAGCTAGACCAAGGGCGGCGTTGCATTTGTAGCAGAGCCATCCCCTGTGCTTTCCGGTGCTGTGGTCGTGATCAAAGTGGATCTTCTTCGCCCTTGCCCCGCAAATCTCACAATGCCGCTGCGGCTGTTCGTAGGTGCCATATTTCTTCCACCGCGAATAACAGGCGGAACAATATCCCCTGACTATAGCTGGCGCTCCACAGCGACATTCGAGCCCCTTATTCCTCATTTTCAGCACAACAGTTGGGTCGCCGTGGCGCCGCCACCTGTCGTAGTGCAGGGGACAAAGATTGCGCGCTACGGGCTTTTCAGCGCAGCCGGCTTCAACGCACTCGGGCGTCAGTCGCCTTTGCTGTGATGCGAACTGGCCCAGCGTGCCGTCTAATTTCGCTCTTTTGTAGTGAGTGGAGCAGAGCAGTCTGGCCTTAACGACCTTGCTGCATCCGGGAATAGAGCATATAGGATTGGTAGCCATTACAGCCTCCACACAGGTTGTTTCGGTCAGGGCCTCGCGGTGGTGCAAACACCGTTTGAGGCCCGAATTTTATAGCAGAATCTGACGTTTAACGCCAACCAAATCTTAACCGAAGGTTTCGATCTGATCCGCGTGACCACGTAGGATCTCAACGATCTCTGCCATCGACCAATCGTGCGCCATCAACATGATCGCGTTGTTCAGCGCGGCTTTGGATTGGAGGCGGCGAGCTTTCTTGGTGGCTTGTTCAGCCAAGTTTTCTATCTGCCGTGGTTCTGGCATGCACTGCACTCCACATTTGTGTGGAATTAGGCGCTGAACGACGCGGCCTCTGCTTTGCCAGCGGCGAACATCGCGGATACGCCATCGAACGGTATGCTGGACGCCTGCCCGTCCATGCATTGGCTATACGAGTTGGCCGCGCCAGTTAGATTGGAGGACAGCAGCACCGTGTTGCTGGTGCAGCCAGCCGAACTCCATGTCGGATACGTGTACCAATGACGCGGCGCCGGCCAGTAGCGTTCGACGTATACCGGATAGCTAACCGCCACGCCGTCGATCTCAGCTACACGTTCCTTGATGCGCTTCCACTGCTTCGCAGTAGGCGCGCGCTCCATGTCCTCAGTGAATCCCTCGAACCAAGCCTTGAACTCGTCAAGCTTCATCGTGTTGCGTCCTGTTGTTGATGGGCTTTGCAGGCGGCCGAGTGTCCGGCGCTTAATCCGTAAGCTATGCTGATTGCAGCGAAGCCCGAGTGACCTGCAAACTGTGGGGCCGGTAGCGGAGTCGAACCGCTCTTACCCGAGGAA